CGTCGACTGCAAGGTCGTGCGCGGGTCGTATGCGATGCTGGAAGTCGAGGCTCCGTTCCCGTACTCGTTCGGTGCAGACCTGCACGTCTTGGTCTGCGACGGCGTGCTGGACGTGGTCGAGCGCGCGGGCGAGATGACGCTGGAGGTCTGCCCGGATAACTGTGACTGCCGACACGAGTGGGACGACGCGACCGAGTCGTGGGTTCGGGTGCGGTGACACCCGGTCGGGGCGGGTCAGCACGACCGCCCCGAAACTGTTGCGGCACAACACGATGAAAAAAAGACGAAGAAAGTCTAGAAAAAGACTTGCGCGGGGAAGCAGCATCGCCGATACTTCTTTTGTCGCGAGGGAATAGGCCCGAGCGAAAGCAGGAGAAGCGAACATGACGAAGACGACGCAGACGAGCGCGAAAGGTAAGGCCGGTGCGACGCTGTTCATCGGCGACGTGGTCGAGTTCAATGGGTGCAGCCGGTCGCCGAAGTGGAAGGGCGTCGTTCTGAACTTCGCCGCGATGTACGGCAAGACGTATGCGAACGTGCGCTTCATCGGCGGCAAGTTCGCCGGTACGACGTTCCACGTTCGCGCGGTGAACTGCACGGTCGTCGACCTATCTCCCGCGCCGGGGTTCCCGGCGCGCGACGAGCAGGGCGAGCGGGTGACGGCGTGACGGCGCGCGAGGAAGTGAAGGCGGCGCTTCTGGCGTCGGGCATCGGGCGCACGGGTCGGGTTACCGTGCGTCTGATGGAGTCGGGCCGGTTCGCGGTCGTCTGCTGTTGCGGCGACGCGCAAGACATTCGGGTCGCTCGCACGGCGAAGGAAGCCGCCCGGAAGGCCGACCAGTTCTTCGCGGCGCAGCGCACCCGGCTCGGTATCGGCGTCGGGGTCGGAATCATCGAATGGACGAACGGCGCGAAGCCGCCGGTAGAAGGGGGTGCGAAGTGAGTGCAAAGCACGACGACAGTCCCGACCCGAAGCCGGTTCACGTCGAGCGGCGGGAGCGGGCGGTTCGCGCCGACCGCGACGCTCTGGTCGACGACTGCCGGGAAGCGGTCTCGCTCTGGCTGACCGGGCCGTTCGCCGGGTCGGTCGAACTGAACTCCGTTCTCGGTCGAATGCGCATGAGGCTCGCGCGCATCGACTCGCCGAGGTGACGCGATGCCGTCGGCTCTGACGAAGTCGGTGTATCGCCGATGCGCGCAGGGGCGCGACGAGTACGTCGTCGCCATCGAGACTTCTCGCGGCGACTCGCCGCCGAGAATCGCCATTCGGGAGAAGGGGCGGTCGACGTGGTACTCGGTCGAGGTCGGGAAGCTGTACGTTCAGCTCGTGCGCGCTGACGTCGACGCGCGCCCGAGGAAACGCGCCCGGCGGGTGACGCGCGGTCTGCTGACTCTGCGATGATGACGAGCGGGGTCAGCCGCCGGGCGAGGCGGGAGCGGCTGCCGGTGCGGGTCGACCGTCAGATGCGGTGCGGGGTGGGGCGGGGTCTGGGGGATGGGTTCGCGGCGGCGAGCTGCGAGGTCGCCAGACCCCCGTGCGCTGTCGACCGGGTCGAATGCGACCCGGAAGACGCAAACGACCCGGTCGGGGTCAGGGGGGCGACGTGAAGCGTTTATTGGCGGGTCTGGTCGCGTGGCTGGACCGGGCGGTCGACCGGGCGGTCGAGTCGGCTGCGGCTGACCGGGCGGCGGGCCGGTCGGACCCGGGCCGATGGTAGCCGGGCCGATGGTCGAGGGGGGTGAAAAAAGAATGTTGACATGCGCGGGCAAGCGTGGCAAGATTCGCTTGTCGCCGGGAAATGGCCCGGCGCGAACCAAGCGAAGGGAGGGAATCAAGATGCCGAACCCGAATCACTCGGCGACGCTCTGCGTCGTTTGCGGCGACCGGGTGAAGCACTCCGACGACTGGACGGTCGTCGGGCGGAAGCCGAACGGCGTCCCGCGTCTGCTCTTCGGGAATCGTCGGTGCCGCAAGGTCTGGCGGAACTCGGCGGCGGAAATCTCGTCGACGTGGGTCGAGAACAGGCCGAAGAAGTAGGTCGAGTGCCGGGGGTCAGGGAGACCCCCGGCTTTCTTCCCGGGGGACGAATGGCTGACGTGAAGGGTGCGGCGCTGCGTGCGGTCGTGGCGCTCGTCGAGCAACAGCTTCGAAGTGACGCTGTTACGTCGCAGCATACCGCAGAGCGAACCCTGCGTGACGTCGGCGTTCTTTCGGCGTGCGTTCTGGCGAACGAGTCTGCCAACACGCGTGGACAAAGCCGTCGGCTCTGCGCCGACGAGTCTGGCGAGGGGGTGAAGTGATGGCGAAGAAGCTGACGAAGAAGCAGAGCAGCGACGCGGGTCGCGCGCTCGGCGCGCTCGGCGCGTCGAAGGGTGGGAAGGCGCGCGCGGCGAAGCTGACCCCGAGGAAGCGGTCGCAGATTGCGCGACTCGGAGGTCGAGCGTCTGCTGCGGCGCGGAAGGCGAGCGAGCCGACGGTAACGACCGAGGCTGCGAGCTGACCCTGTTGTAAGAAACTGACAATGGAAGCGGCGCGTCTGGCGGGATAGAACTCCCGCATGGGCGCGCCGATTCTGTCTTCAGTTCCGACGACCATCGTGGGCGGCACGACGACGAAGCTGCTACTCGGCTTCTCCGACTACCCGGCGACGACATGGACGGCGAAGCTCTACCTCGCCGGGGCGACGGTTCCCGACCCCATTACGGGCACGACCAGCGGGCAGTCGTTCGCGTTCACCATCGCGTCGACCACGACCGAGACGATGCTCGGGAACTACGTCTGGCGCATTCTGGTTACGTTCTCGGGCGAGACCTACGTCGCCGACGAAGGAACCCTGTCGGTCGAGCGCAGCATCGCGACCGCGACCCCCGGGGGTTTCCAGTCGTGGGCGGCGCAGACCCTGCCAGTCGTCGAGGCCGCACTCTCGGGTCGGCTGACGGCTGACCAGCAGAGTTACAGCATCGCAGGCCGGTCGGTCGTGAAGATTCCGGTCGACGAGCTGATGCGCATTCGGGCGCACCTCGTTTCAGTCGTGCGTCAGGAGTCGACCCCGGGGCAGTTCGTTCAGGACGTCGACGTTACCTTCGGACCCCGGGGGTTCTGACGTGGGACTCTGGCAGAAAATCCGCTCGGCTCTGAGTGCGAAGCGCGACCTGACTCTGGTCGGCGGCACGACGTTCGACGGCTCGCGGTTCAATCGGCAGCTCGCCGACTGGGTCGTGTCTCTCATGTCGGCGGACGACGAACTGCGCTGGTCGGTTCGGACCTTGCGCGGTCGCGCGCGCGACTTGGAAAAGAACAACGCAATCGCCCGGCACTTCCTGCGAATGCTCCACGTCAACGTCGTCGGGCCGCATGGTATCGCGCACTCGTCGCAGGTCAGGAACAACAGCGGGAAGCTGAACGAGGCGATAAACGAGCGAATCGAAACTGCGTGGGAAGACTGGTCGCAGAACGTCAACATCGAGGGGACGCAGGGTCTGACGCAGTTCCAGCGGCTCGCGCTGAAAAGCGTGGCGCGCGACGGCGAAGCGTTCGTTCGACTCTGGCGAGCCTATCCGCATAACGACTACGCTTTCGCTCTGGAACTCATCGACCCCGACCTCGTCGACGAACAGCTCAACGTCGCATTCGACGCTTCGACGGGAACGACTATCTCGATGGGGGTCGAGCTGGACCAACACCGACGGGCGGTCGCGTTCCACGTCTGGAACAAGCCGCAGTCGACGACCGGCGGCGGGGCGCTGCGCGAGCGGGTGCGAATCCCGGCGAGCGAAATCATTCACCTGTTCGACCCTGACCGGGCCGGGCAGGCGCGCGGCGTGTCGTGGTTCATTGCGGCAATGGTCCCGCTTCGGCACCTGAACGCATACGTCGAAAGCGAACTCGTCGCGGCGCGCATCAGCTCGTCGAAGATGGGTTTCTTCGAACGCGCGCCCGAGGCATGGGGCGGCGCGACCGCACCCCCGGGCGGGCAGAACTTTCAGATGGAAGCCGACCCCGGGACGTTCAGCATCATGCCCGACGGGTACAAACTTTCGACCTTCGACCCGAACCATCCCAACACGGCATTCGGCGAGTTCGTGAAGGGCGCGATGCGTCAGGTCGGAACGGCGCTCGGCGTGTCGTACCCGTCGCTCGGGAACGACTTGGAAGGCGTGAACTATTCGTCGATGCGCTCGGGGCTGCTCGTCGAGCGCGACAACTGGCGCGCGATGCAAGACTGGTGGGTAACGGCGTTCCTGAAGCCGGTATATCGCGAATGGCTGCGCATGGCGGTCGTGTCTGGCGCGGTGACGCTCGACTCGCGCGACTTCCGCAAGTTCCTCGCGGTGCGGTTCTCGCCGCGCGGCTGGCCGTGGGTCGACCCGCTGAAGGACATGCAGGCCGCAGTTCTCGCCATCGAAAACGGCATGGCGTGTCGCACCGACGTGCTGTCGGAAATGGGCGAAGACTTCGAAGAAGTGCTGGAAAAGCTCGCCGAAGAAAAGCAGATGGCGGAAGACCTCGACGTTCAGATTACGGGCGGCAATACGAAGCCGGTCGCGGCTGCTGAACCCGACCCTGCTGCTGCCGACGATGGCGACGGCGCGGACCCCGAGGGCGAAGCGGAAGACGCGACCGACTCGCCGAAGGGTGAGTCGGTGAATGGAGGCGCGCCCGCACCGAAGCGGTCATCGAATCGAATCTGGCGCGCTCTGCCGTCGACGCCTCGCGAGCCGAAGGTCGAAGTTCATCTGAACGTCGAGAACCGTGGGGCGACCACGACGAAGACGGTCACGTTTGTTCGTGATGAAAAGGGAATGCTGCGCGAGGCAAGTGTAAGGGAGGCTGAGTAGCATGGCATTCACCGGGAGTTTTCTCGCGACGCAGTTCAAGGTCGACGTTCTGAACGGAGTGCATCAACCGGGCGACGCTTACAAAATCGCGCTGTATACGAACGCGGCGACTCTCGACGCTTCGACGACGGCGTATACCGCAACCGGGGAGGTTTCTGGGACCGGGTACAGCGCGCCGGGTCTCGCCATGTCTGGGTTTACGGTCGGGTCGAGCGGAACGACGGCATGGGTCGACTTTACGACAGACCCGGCATGGTCTGCGTCGAGTATCACGGCTCGCGGCGCTCTGATTTACAACAGCACTCGGTCGAACAAAGCTATTGCCGTCATTGACTTCGGTGTAGACAAGACGAGTTCAGCGGGCACTTTTACGGTCACGCTTCCGACCGCTGATGCGACGAATGCGCTGATTCGACTGGCTTAGGCTATGGCAGACACTAAGATCAGCGCGCTGACTGCGGTAACGACTCCATCATCGACCGACGAGTTCCCGGTAAATCAGGGGGGCACGTCGAAGAAGATGACGCTCGCGCAGATTCTCACCCTGAACGCCTCGCCTTCTGCGATTGAGGGTTCAATCGGGTGGGACGCCACCGGGCACGACCTTGAGGTGTACGACAGCCAGCGCAACCGCGATATTGGCGTGCGCGGGTGGGCACCATCGGCGTTCCCGCTCGGGTTCGCGCAGAACGGCACCTATACGACCTCGCTCGCGCTCGCGGCGAACGGCGGGTCGGTCGCAGTCCCGTTCATGGTCGAAGCGGACATGCTCGTGCAGTCGGTTTCGTTCTACAACGGCACGGGCGCGGGCACGATGGAGTTCGGCCTGTACGAACAGTACCTCAATAATGGGAACGCGGGAGAGAACTCGCTCGCGCTCGTGACGGGAATCGCGGTCGCCTCGCGCACGAATACGGCGAGCGCGGTGCAGACGGTGAACATTACGACGCCGGGCACCTACCTTCCGGCGGGCGTCTACTGGGGCGTGTTCCGCAACACGCACGCATCGACCGTGTTCGCGATGGGTTCGCTCGCGGCTGGCACGATGGCGCTCGCGAACTGCCAGACCAAGACGCTCGGGACGGCGCTCGGCAGCACGCTCGACTTCGTTGCGGCGACGTGGACGAAGGTCAACTCGACGGCGGGCGCACGCCTCAATGGGCTCGTGTTCGGCGCAACGGCAGCGTTCTAGCCGTGGCAGACCGCTACCTGCTGGAGTCGGGAGCGCCAGACGGGTATCTGCTGGAATCCGGTTCCGGGGTTCTGCTGCTGGAAGCCGTCGCGGGCGACGTGACCGTTTCGCCGTCTGGCGTATCCAGCTCGACCGCAGTCGGGTCGGCTTCAGCTTCCGGGTCTGCTGTCGTGTCGGCGACCGGGGTTGCGTCTGCGGGCAACGTCGGAGCTGTAGCCGTGTCTGGCGCAGCTACCGTGTCGGCGTCCGGGGTGTCGGCGGCGTGGTCGGTCGGAACGGTCACGGTAACGACCGGAAGCTCGGTCAGCGTGACGGTTCCGGCGACCGGCGTGCAGTCGACCGGCTCGGTCGGCTCGGTAGTAATCGACACCGGGACCGTGACGCACCATGTCGGGGACGGTCGATTCCGCTGGAGCAGCGGCGCAGACGTCGCGGTGTCCCCGTGGGTCGACACCGAGTCGACACCGGCTGGAGTTATTGCGCGAACCCGGCTCGGGTATGTCGAGGTCGACGCTCGGGTGACGTGGGGGAGCAGTAGCGACGCAGTCGGAGTCGAGGCGCACGGCGAGGTCGGGCGGTGCCGGGTGCTGACCACGTCGGCGAAATACGACGCCGAAGTCGAGGAAGTTCTCGCCGCTCTGCTCGCCGCATGATTGAAAGAAACTGACAATAGACGCGAGTCGATGGCGAACCTACTTTTCCGACGAAGGGGGAACGCATGAGCGAAAAAGTTCGGTTCACGCAGTCGACGAGGTTCTTGAACGCGGAGTCGGTTCGACTTCTCGCGCGCGCGATCGACCCTGCCGTCTGCGCCGGGTGCAGCGGGGCGATTCCCGAGGGGGCCGACTGCTGTCCCGACTGCGGGATGAACTGCGCGCAGGACGAGGCGACCCGCTTCGAAGTGTCAGCATCGAGCGAGTTCCCGGTCACGCGCACCGACTGGTCTGGGGCCGAGTATCGCGAAGTTCTCGACCATACGACCGCAGCCGTCGACATGGGTCGGTTTGCGTCGGGAACGGCGGCGGTTCTGGAGGAACACCGGGGCGCGCCGGTCGGAGTCATCGAGTCGGCGCGCATCGGTGAAGACCGGAAGCTGCGCGCGGTGATTCGCTTCTCGCGCTCGCAGCGTGGTCAGGAAGTCGCGCAAGACATGGCCGACGGCATTCGCCGGAACGTCAGCATCGGATACGTCCCCCGGTTGATTCGGCTGGAGGAAAAGAGCGCGGACGGTGTCGACACCTATCGCGTGATGAAGTGGGAACCGCTGGAGCTGTCGATTGTCGGCATTCCTGCCGACCCGACGGTCGGATTGAACCGGGGAAACCCGGACACTTCGCTTCCTTGCATCATCGAAGGCGGCGACACTCATGGGGAGATTCGCACGATGGAAGACAGGGTCGAGGGTCAGGTCGTCCCGCAGGACGCGGGGAAGGTGGAGCGCGAGCGGGTGGCCTCGATTCACGAGACCGTCGCTTCCGCTCGTGCCGTGGTCGGGTCGAAGCTCGACGACAAGGTCGCCGAGTGGGTTCGGTCGGGGGTGACGGTGCAGCAGGTTCAGCGCGAAGTTCTCGCTGAGATGGCGACGCGCGGGACGGCGACCGAGGGTTCGGACCCGCTGAAGAACGTTCCCGACCGCGACCGCAGTCGGTATTCCTACGCTCGCGCGATTCTCGGCGCGACGATGGTTGCCGAAGGCAAGCGGTTCGACGGTCTGGAAGCCGAGGTCAGCGAGGAACTGCTCACCTCGCAGCCGTCGACGGCGCAGCGGCGCGGCGGCGTGCTGGTCCCGTACTCGACCCGCACGCAGGTCAGCAACGTGCCGGGCAAGGGTGCCGAGGCTATTTTCGAAAAGCCGGGCGACCTCATCGAGCTGTTGCGCAACCGGACGGCGGTCATCCAGCTCGGCGCGCGAGTGCTGACCGGGCTGACGGCTCCAATCGCGTTCCCGAAGCAGTCGGCGGCGGCGACCGCTTACTGGGTCGGCGAGAACAGCAGCAGCGTCCCGGCTTCGGACGTCACGCTTCAGATGGCGCTTCTGACCCCGAAGACGCTTCAGGCGACGATGGCTTACTCGCGTCAGCTTCTGGCGCAGGCCGGGTTCGACGTCGAGGCGATGGTGCGGAACGAGCTGGGCCTCATCCACTCGCTCGCCATCGACTACGCGACGATTCACGGTCTCGCGGCTGCGGGCGAGCCGACGGGCATCTACAATGCGCTGAACGTCGGGTCGCAGGCTATCGGCGGCGCGATGGACTATAGCAAGGTTCTTCTCATGCAGGGCAAGGTCGCGTCCGCGAACGCCGACCTCGGTTCGCTCGGCTGGCTGATGAACCCGACCGTCGCGTCGAACCTCATGGGTAAGGCGATGTTCACGAACACGGCGACGCCGGTCTGGACGGGGCCGTATGCCGACGGTCGTGTCGCCGGGTACAAGGCAGTCGCGACGAATCAGGTCTCGGCGACGATGACGGGAAGCGCGCGCACGGGCGGCTCGGAACTCGGCAACATCTTCGGCAACTGGAACGACCTCATCATCGGCTTCTGGGGCGCTCTGGAGCTGGTCGTCGACCCGTATTCGCAGAAGAAGGCGGGACTCGTGGAGGTGACCAGTTTCCAGCTCGCCGACTGTTTGGCGCGGCATGGCGAGTCGTTCGCGAAGTCGACCGGGGCGACGGGCTAGTCGATGCGGTACACCGTGCGGAGTGGGTTCTGCTGCGGTCACGGCTACGGCGACGTCGATGCTGGCGACGTGGTCGAGCTGGACCCGCGAATCGCACTTTCGAACGTCAGGCTCGGGAGGCTCGTCGAAGCAGGCGAGCCGCCCGAGTCATCGAACACCGGAACGGCGACTGCCGTGACCGACTCACCGAAGGCGCGCGGTCGCGCGCAGAAGGGAACATGACATGCCCGCAACCGCTGTTGCTCTGAACGAGCTGTCTGTCGTCAACGTTCGCCCCGCTGCCGTGGTCGCTGCTGCGACCGACGTGTCGAGCGCCATCGACCTGACCGGGTACGAAGGCGTCTTCAGCATCGTCATTACGGGCGGCGCTCTGATCGGTGGAGGCACCTACCTGACCACGGTCACGACCTGCGATACCTCCGGCGGTACGTATGCCGCCGTTACGGGTGCCGCGATGGGCGCTGCCGCGACGGTCGCGAATACGTCGACGGTCATCCCGGTCGACGTGCGCAACTGCAAGCAGTACGTGAAGACCTCCACGGTCGTTGGCGGCACGTCCTACGCGCATGGCATCTCGCTGGTCGGGTTCAAGAAGGTCACGGGCTAGTCTCGTGGGACTGGGCGACGCCGACCTCGACTTTATGTTCGCCGAGTGCGGCGTCGCCGCTTCCTTTCTGGCGACGAACGGCACGCTCTGGTCCGGGCGCGCCATCGTCGATTCTGAGGTGATGGACCTTTACGATGCCGACGCTGGTCAGTTCGCCGGTCTCGTGAAGGTCGCGAAGGTGAAGACCGGGGCGTTCCCGGGGATGGGTGAGGCATCGACCTTCCGGGTCGACGGCACGAACTATCGAGTCATTCAGACGAGACAGCGGGGCGACGGCGCAATGACTGACGTCTACCTCGCGCGGGCATAGGGGGAGAAGATGCCGGTCGCCGCACCCATCGAGGCGCAGGTACTCGACGCGATTCTCGCGGCGTGCAGCGGAATCGGTACGGGTGGAACGTGGCGCTCGACTCCTTACTCGATGCTCGACGGAGTTCCGAACGACGACATGGGTGCGCTCGACCGTCAACGCACCTTCCTTCAGCACGTCCGAAGCGAGCCGTCGACTGACGTGGGCGACCTGTCGCGGCACGGCTGGATGTTGACGTTCAATGTCTGGGTTGCGGCGACCTCGATGCGCGGAGTTCTTGACACGAGGCGCGACGTTCTCGTCGCCATCTATGCCGCCGAAGGCACGTTTCAGAACAGCTTCCGACAGTTCCTTATGCCGGGAGGTTTCGCGTTTCACGACGACCTGATGAAGTCGGGGGTCTGGCTCGGCACGCAGACCTTCACGCTGAACGTCGAGACCGACCACGCGACCCCGTAGGGTCAGGAGAACGAACAGATGAGTGCGACCCCCGGATTCGGGCATCAGGGATACGTACAGTTTGCGAAGGAGACCGTATTCGGAACCTATGCGGCTCCGACCTCGCGTCTCTCGTGCATGTCGTTCAAGGTGGCGCAGGTCGGCGGGTTCGTTCGCGACCCGTCTTTCTGGGGTCAGGTTTCACGCAGGTCGCAGCTCCAGTCGGGGAAGTATTGGAAGGGTTCGTTCGTCGTGCGGCTGTCTTACGACGCGATGACCGAGCTGTTCCGGGGCGTGTTCGGGGGATATACGAACCAGCTCGTCGAAACCGGGGTGCGCGACCATGTTTTCATCGACCCGGCAAACGCCACGATTTTCCCCCCGTCTTACACCTTCGAATACGCTGTTGGCGGGGTGCCGAACTACAAGGTTTTTCGCGTGACTGGAGCGAAGATTCTCGGAGTGACCATCAAGGGTCAGGTCGGCACCGGGAACACGAACATCGTGACCGCAGAGTTCAACATCTGGGCGACGGGATTCGACACGAACGCCGGGGCCGGGTATACCGCAGCGTCGAACGCGATGCCTACATACACTCCGATTTACGCTCACAACTGCATCGTCGCGACCGATGGAACCGCCGACTCGGCTCTCGCCGGGACGTCTCGCGTGACCGGGTTCGAAGTGTCGTACATGCCACCGTGGGATGAAGAGCGGTTTTACCTGACCAGCTCGACACCCGACGAGCCGGTGCGAACCGACTTTCTCGCGCCGTCGTGGAAGCTGACGCAAGAGTTCCTGACGACGAGTGCGATGGAGAAATACCGGAACCTGACGACGGGTTCGGTGAAGCTCGTGTTTCAGAACCCGGGAACGCCGCTGACGACCCATACGTTCACGAGCGTGAACCCGCAGGCCGGAACGACAATCACGCGAGCGTCGGGGTCATTCCTCGCCGACATGACCGGCGTGACGAACAGCATTACTCCGGGGCTGTATCTCAATCCCGCGACGGGCAACGGAATCTCTCAAGGGAACTGGGTCGTCGGTACGACCGTCGCGCTTACGGTGAACACGCTGCTCGCGAACTCGGCGCAGACCGGCGTGAACGTGACGGCGACGGGAAACAAGGAACTGGAGATTCGTTCCGGCACTTGTTACCAAGTCGAAGACCCGACGCCGCCGGTCGAAGGATTCGGGAAACTGTCGATGACGACCTCGTGGGAAGCGTCTTATGACTCTGGAGACTCTTCGTCGATGCTCGTTCGTATGCGCAATGCCGAGGCTGCTCTCGCGTAAATGGAGGGGTCCAGAATGGAGTCGGGCGATAATGTGGTTGCGCTTCCGGTGAAGGTCGTCGAGCTGGCGAACCTGAAGATGCAGGACGGTTCGCCGGTCAGGGTCAGGTGTGAAGCTGTCGACGAACTGGTAATGGCTGAACTGCTCGGGCTGCCGGGCGCGAAGCCGGTCAGCTCTGAAGGGTCTGCGCTGTCGAAGGAAGACGAGGTTCGCGCGCTCGTGGCAATGGCTGCGCCGCTCGTGCATTCGTCGACCGTGCTGCTTCTGGGTGACCGGGAGGTTCGACCGGCTTTCTACTGCGACGACGAGCATCGGGTCGACGGCGCGATACCGTGGCGCATGGTGCGGGTTCAGGACAAAGTCAACGTGGTCGTGACCATTCTCGGGAACAGCGGCGCGGACGGTGCCGCCGAAGCGTCGTTTCATGGTGACGACCGAGAAGGGGGCGGCGACAGCGTGGGAACTCTGGAGGCTGGCGAAGGGGTCGGGGCGAACACCGTGGGAATCTCTGCATGACCCGAGACTCGCATTCAACGTCAGCGTTATGCGGGGGCACGACGAGTTTCAGCGGGTAGCGTTCGACCGGGTGGCAGCGGCTGCGACCCCGGGCGACGACATGGGGATGAACCGAATGTATCAGGCTCTGCGGCTTCTTTTCCTGAACGGGTGACGAATGGCGGGAGCGGTAGAGTTCGCAATCAAAGCGCGCGACGAAGCGACGAAAACCATCCAGAAGGTTTCGGGTGAACTGGGTGGGCTTTCGAAGGTCGCTGGCAGCGTCTTCTCGGGTGCCGGTGGCGGCGTCGGGATGGTCGTCGCCGGGATGACTGCACTTGTCGCCGGGACCGTCGCTGCGTCGAAGGGCATCGGCGACTTCGCCGAAACGCTCGACCGGCAATCGAAGTCGGCTGGCACGTCGGCTGCGAACATGCAGGCGATGAAGCTCGCGTTCGAAAATGCCGGGCTGTCTGGAGACGACGCCGCTAAGGCTCTCGGGTTCCTGAACAAGAACATCGCGCAGGGTTCTCCGTACCTGAAGCAGCTTGGTATCACGACAAAAGACGCTTACGAAGCGTTC